CTCGGAGTCGTTTTAGGTGTTTACAAGTTTTATCTTAAAAATAATCAGCAAGATGATGATATTAAAGTAATTAAAGAAGAACAAACAATTTTAACAAAAGGTGTACTTGCATGTCTTAAAGGCTTAAAAGAACAAGGCTGTGATGGCCCTGTAATAACTGCTATTAAAGACATTGAAGAACATCTAAATAAGCAAGCACATAAATAAGGAGGATTATTATGGAATACTTATCTATTATTAGCGTACCTGCAATTGTTACTGCAGTATATGCCATTATCGAAGTCATAAAGAAAGCAACAAACAATAACGAAAAGGTTAGTCATTTCTATCCATTAATTGGACTCGTGTTGGGAGTCATTTCTGGTGTAATTTGCTATTACTTTATTCCAGATATTATCGCAGCACCAAATGTTGTTTTAGCCATAATTCTTGGTGGTGCATCTGGTCTTGCTGCAACTGGAACTAATCAAATTCTTAAGCAACTTACAGATAAAAACAAAAAAAGTTAAAAATACTACATTTTGTGAAAAAACTAAACTTAATCATTAAAGTGAAAATTGCCTGCTGAAGTAAAATCTGGCAGGCTTTTTTTATTGCTTTAAAAAATTTTTATTTTTTTTGGCAGCTAGGGTACAAATCTCCCATTTGACCTTTGTAAGGAGGTTGAAAATATGACTAATCAACAGAAACAACAAATTATAAAAATGAGAGATGAAGGTTTAGGTTACGGACTAATTGCTAAAGAATTAAATCTTTCTAAAAGTACCGTCAGTACCTTATGCAAGAAATTAGAAAACGGAGCTACTTATTGTCTTGAATGTGGCAAGAAACTAGTTCAGATTGAAAACCACAAAAAAAGAAAATACTGTTCGGATCAGTGCAGAAGATCTTATCTTAGAAAACATGGAAACAACAATAAAAAAATGACATTAGAAATTGAATGTCAATGCTGCCATAAGACTTTCAAAACCTTCAAAAGTCTAAATAGAAAGTACTGTTCATGGGATTGCTATTTAGAGAAACGTTATAAAGGAGGAGAAAGTGATGAAGGCAAATGAAAGTAATTATTTAAACGCAATGATCCAAGCGAAAACTATGGTGAATATGGGCCTAATTACTGAACAAGAGTATATGAAAATTGAAACGAAAATGGCAAAAAAATATTCATTAAATTCGTTGAGTATATATCGCCTAAATGACTTGATATTATCTCCTTTTAGAGTGATTAATATGATACCAAATTCTAAGGAGGTAAATGAAGATGGCAAGCATTCAGACAATTGAAAAACAAACCAAAGTTCCTAGAAAATTAAACGTCTGTGCCTATTCTAGAGTATCCTGCGATAAAGATACAATGCTTCATAGCTTATTTAATCAGGTTAATTACTATTCACGTTACATACAAAGTAATCCTGGTTGGAATTATGTAGGCGTTTATTCAGATGCAGGTAAAACTGGTACTAAAGGAAGTCGTGGAGACTTTGAACAGATGTTTAACGATGCCAAAGAAGGAAAAATTGATATTATCCTAGTAAAGTCCATTACAAGATTTGCAAGAAATACAGAAATTACCCTTAAATGGGTTAGAGCCATGAAAGATATCAATGTAGATATTTTCTTCGAGTCAGAAGGAATACACACACTTTCATCCGATGGCGAGATGCTTATTACCTTATTTGCAGGTGCAGCACAAGAACAATCTAGAACTTGTAGCCTTAACACTTTATGGCGAGTAAAACGGAACTTTGAACAAGGAATATCCTATGGTGGTAAGGATTGTTTAGGTTACAAACTAAAGATGCATACATTCACGATTGTTTCGGAAGAAGCTGAATTAGTTAAAAGAATCTACAACCTTTACTTAGAAGGAAATGGGGACTGCAAAATAGCAAAGATTCTAAACAACGAAGGACTTAAATCAAAGACTGGTGTTCTGTGGCAAAAGAATGCAATAAGAACAATCCTAACTAATTATAACTACACAGGCAACTTAATGCTTCAAAAAACCTATAGGATTGATTACCTTTCAAAACTTACGAGAGTCAATAAAGGTGAAAAGGATATGTACTTAGTTGAAGATAATCATGAAGCTATTATAAGCCTTGAGACCTTTGAAAAAGCTCAAGAATTAAGAAAAGCCAGATTTAATAGAGCAAGAAAGGAAAGCGAAAAACATTCATTTACGGGAATTGTTGTTTGCGGCAACTGCGGTAAGAATTACAAATACAAGAAGACCAACGGTAAAGGTAAATACGAATGTGTTACTTATAACGACTTAGGGAAAGATTACTGCCTTTCAAAAGCAGTTCCTGAAGAAACACTTATGCTTGATATTACATACCTTCTAAAAATTCCAACATTCGATGAGACAAAGATGAGAGCCAAGATTAAAAAGATAATTGTTAAAGAAAACAATATCCTTGAAGTTCATTTTGTTAACGGTAAGGTTGAAGTGATCATTTGGAAAGATCGTTCAAGAAGCGAATCATGGACTCCAGAAATGCGAGAGAAAGCAAGACAACGTAATCTTCAGAAAGGAGGAAAAGAATAATGGGTAAAATTACAGTTATTCCTCAAAAGGTAAATCCTATAACACATTTGCCAACAAATGCTATTCAGAAGAAAAGAGTAGCTGCTTATGCGAGAGTTTCTACAAAGCAAGATGAACAAATCAATTCTTATGAGGCTCAAATCAAGCATTATACCGAATACTGCTCATCAAGACCTGATTGGACTTTTGTTGGAATGTACGCCGATAAAGGAATTACAGGTACAAGCAGAAAGCATCGTGCTAACTTCAATTTAATGATTAAGGATGCACTTGATGGAAAGATGGACATGATTGTTTTGAAATCAGTTCAACGTTTTGCTAGAAACACACTTGATACAGTAGGACTTGCTAGGCAATTGAAAGAAGCAGGAGTTGAAGTTATTTTTGAAGAAAACAACATATCAAACTTCGATTCAAATGGTGAACTCAATCTAACTATAAACGCCAGTATAGCACAAGAAGAAAGTAGAAATATTTCAGAGAACGTAAAATGGGGTAAGGATAAGAGATATAGACAAGGAATAACTAGCGTTGCTTATTCAAACTTTCTAGGTTACGACAAGCATCCAGACAATCCAAAAGTAGGATTCATAGTTAATGAAGAACAAGCAAAACTAGTTAGACTTATTTATAAACTTTTCATGAAAGGTAAAACAACAACATGGATTTCTCAATACCTTGAAAAAGAAGGAATTAAGAGCCCATCGGGTAAGGATAAATGGAGAGTTTCAACAATCGAAAGCATGCTCAAAAACGAAAAGTACAAAGGTGATGCTCATATCAGAAAGACTTTTGTTAAGAACTATTTAACACATGAACTAGTTAGAAACAATGGAGAGGTTGAGAGCTTCTACGTTTCTGAACACCATCAACCAATCATCAATCCTGAAGAATGGGAAATAGTACAGGTTGAAATGAAAAAGCGAAAAGAACTAGGCTATACCTACAACTGCACGAATACATTTTCAAGTAAATTAATCTGTGGTGATTGTGGCGGCTTCTATGGGAAAAAGAAATGGCACTCGAATACCGTTTATGAAAGGTTTGTTTACAGATGCAATGCAAAATATAATAAGGACAAAGACCAATGCCTTACTCCAGCATTATCTGAAGATGTAGTTAAAGAGAAGTTTGTAAAAGCATATAATTTGGTAATGAAAGATAAAGATAGAATCCTAGAAGATATCAATGAAGTGATTAAGTTATTAGCTGATACTTCTGAGCTTGATGCAAAGGTTGTAGAACTTCAAAACAAGATGGAAGTTATAAGCGGCTTAGTTGATAAGATGATCAAAGAAAACACTAACACTGCTCAAGACCAAGTTGAGTTCAATAAAAGATATGAGGAGTTATCGATTCAATATGAAGCTGATAAAAATGCCCTAGATAAGACTTTAGAAAAAAGAGCCTATAAACAAGCACAAGAAATCAAGATGAAAGCATATCTAAAAGAAATTAAAAAGGCAGATAACTACCTGCCTGAATGGTCGATTGATTTATGGATGTTGATGGTTGATAGTGCTATTGTAAATAGAGACAAAATGGTAACCTTTAAGTTAACTAGTGGAACTGAGATAACGATATAATTTGAACAGCTACTCAGTGGAGTGGCTTCTTTTTTTATGTTTTATTGTTTATATATAACAAGTATGATATAATTTATTTAAGAATTATTACATTTTAAATTTTGAGAGGTAAGATACAAATGGATTTAAAACCATTATGCCAAAGAGTTGCTGATAGATTAGGTATTGATCCATTAGAGATTAAATTTGAAGAGATAATTGATGATAGCAGACTTTATATAAAGGAAGAATATGTAGCAATAAATAGTAAGTTTGAAAATGATTATGTAGAATGTGCAAAGGCCATAACTCATGAATATCGACATGTGTTCCAAATATTCTATGCTAACATGTTTAATGATGATCGTGATAGAAGATGGAGATCAGAACTTTCCAATCTTGTAAATACATCAAATATGAGTGACAAGGGTAGTAACTATATTAGCCAGGAATTAGAGCTAGACGCCTTTTCTTTTACAAAGTACTATTTAGATAAATATGAGTCAATAAGGATAAACAACAAGATTGCTGGATATGATGAGATAATTGATAAATATATATCGATAAATTATAATTTTTTATAG